AATTTTTAACTGAAAAATGGCTAATGCTAATCAAGTTGCCTTAGGTAGAAGTAATCTATCTACAGGTACTGGTTATGGTGGTGCTACCGATAAGTACGCCCTGTATCTGAAGCTGTTCAGTGGAGAAATGTTCAAAGGCTTCCAACACGAGACTATCGCTAGAGATCTCGTTACTAAGAGAACCTTAAAGAACGGTAAATCTCTACAGTTCATCTACACAGGTCGTATGACAAGCGCGTTCCATACGCCAGGAACCCCTATTTTGGGTAATGCTGACAAGGCTCCTCCAGTTGCAGAGAAGACCATCGTAATGGATGATCTACTAATTAGCTCTGCATTCGTTTATGACTTAGATGAGACTCTTGCTCACTACGAATTAAGAGGAGAAATATCCAGAAAGATCGGATATGCTCTTGCTGAAAAATATGACAGACTAATCTTCCGTTCAATTACACGTGGAGCTAGATCTGCATCCCCAGTATCTGCAACTAACTTTGTAGAACCTGGCGGAACTCAAATCAGAGTTGGTTCTACAACTAACGAATCTGACGCTTTCTCTGCTAGTGGACTAGTGGATGCATTCTATGATGCAGCTGCTGCAATGGACGAAAAAGGAGTCAGTTCTGACGGAAGATGCGCCGTCCTAAACCCTCGTCAATACTACGCTTTGATCCAAGATGTTGGTTCTAATGGTCTAGTAAACAGAGACGTTCAGGGTACTGCTTTACAAGGCGGTGGTGGCGTTATCGAGATCGCTGGAATACACATTTATAAGTCCATGAATATACCATTTTTGGGCAAATATGGTGTTAAGTACGGCGGTACAACAGGTGAGACAAGTCCTGGAAATACAGGATCTCATATTGGACCTACACCTGAGAACGCAAACGCAACAGGCGGAGTAAACAATGACTACGGTACTAACGCTGAGTTAGGTGCTAAGTCTTGTGGACTTATCTTCCAAAAGGAAGCTGCTGGTGTTGTTGAAGCAATTGGACCACAAGTTCAAGTAACAAACGGTGACGTTTCTGTAATCTACCAAGGTGATGTGATCTTAGGTCGCATGGCTATGGGTGCTGATTACCTAAACCCAGCTGCTGCTGTTGAACTATATGTTGGTGCTACTGCTCCTTCTGCATTCTAAATATGTTTTTTACGGGGTCTTCGGACCCCTTTTTTTTATTTGTAAATATGTCAACTCCCACAACAATAGATACCGAGACCGAACTCTCCGCCGTAAATACGATTCTGGGAGCTATTGGTCAATCTCCGGTTACAACATTAGGAACAGTAACTTCAGATACTACTAATACAGCTACTGAAATTGCTAACACTTTTGAAAACCCAGAGATAGCACTTATATACCAAATACTTAAAGAGTCTAATATTGATGTACAAAATGAAGGTTGGACATTTAATAGAGAGGATCACGTTAAGTTTCATCCAGACTCAACTACAAAAGAAATAACAATACCTACAAATGTTTTACGTATGGATTCAGAAAATCCTGAAGATAAGACTGTAGCTCCTATAAGAAGAAATGGAAAACTTTATGACAAGGTTAACCATACTTACATATGGGAAGACGAAGATGTGTATTTAAATGTTGTCTACCTATTTCCTTATGACGACATACCTTCAGTATTTAAAAGATACATAACTTACAAAGCAGCTAGTAGAGCAGCCACACAGATGGTGACTAACGGTCAATTAGTTCAACTTTTACAAGTACAGGAACAGATGGCTAGAGCTGCTTGTATGGAATATGAATGTAATCAGGGTGACTACAACATGCTAGGCATGCCACATGAAACACATTATTCCACATATAAACCTTTCAAAGCATTGCAGAGATAATGTCAACAGTAACCCAATTAGTACCTAACTATGTCTTAGGTATATCAGAGCAGCCTGACGAACTTAAACTAGCTGGACAAGTTAAAGACTTGCAGAATGCTATCCCAGATGTGACATTGGGTTGCGTTAAACGTCCAGGAAGTAAGTATGTCACTAGGATTACGCCAAATAGTGGAACCTTAAGTTGGTTTCATATTTATAATGATTCCGATAATCAATACATAGGGAATGTAAGTACATCAGGTGTCTTCCAAATTTGGAGAACAAGTGATGGTGCAGTAATTCCTATTGATTATTCTGGTGTAACTGGTACTAATGCTGCAACATATTTAAGTGGTTGGACTAACTCAACAGATATCCAAGCATTAACTATTAATGAAAATACTTTCTTTACTAATAGATCTAAAACTACAGCGATGAAATCACAGACAGCTGATAAGTCGCCAGCTCTAGTAAATGAAGTAATAATTGAAATAAAAACAATATCTTACGGTAAGCAATACGCTTTAAATATTTATGATCCAGCAAATCCTGGAACTCCAATAACTGAAACAAGAGCTACATCAATAGCTGCTAGAAATAACTTTAGTGCTACTACATCTAATGATGGATCTTGTAAAAGCATGGCTAGAGAAGTCATTAACGCTACACAATCTGGGAAAAAAAATTTAAGGTATGACATTGATGTTAGATGTGTACCTGTAGTTGACCCAGCTAATATTGGCGGTAGCAGTAGTGGTCCACAATATAATGATGCCTATACTGAATTTGCTAAATTACAATTTGGTGGAGAAGGTTGGACAACAGGAGATACACACGACTACACGTTAGAAAAAGGTGGTACTGGAACTGTAGAAATTAAAAGCCATACAACAATGCGTTCTTCTGCAAACATTGCAGCAGTACGTCCTCCGGCTACATCATCTAGTGCTGATGAAGCAGTTACAGCTTCAGGAATATTAGGTGACATGAAATCAGCATTAGATGCTATTTCAGGTACAGGTATTACAGCAACTATTACTGGTAACTGTTTGCACCTAAAAAGGAATACAGCATTTGCTGTTAGTACTCCTGAACCTCAATTAATGAATATCGTTACTAATCAGGCTAATAATGTTGGAGAACTACCTTCTAACTGTCGCCATGATTATGTCGTAAAAATTGTAAATAGTAGTGATGATGACGATGATTACTATTTAAAGTTTGTACAAGCAAATGCTGGTACAGCTAATCAAGATTATTTTGGTGAAGGTGTATGGGTAGAATGTCCAGCTCCAAATATTGAAATAGAAATAGATAAAGATACTATGCCTGTCAGACTAATTAGAGAGCTGCCAGGAACTACATATCCAAATGGAAGATTTATATGTCAGTCAATTAACTACACAAAACGAGATGTAGGAGATGACAATACTAACCCTGTTCCAAGTTTTATAGGTAGTCCAATTCAGAAGATGTTGTTCTTCAGAAATAGATTAGTTGTACTAAGTCAGAACAATGTCATTACATCTAAAACTAATGACTTCTTTAATTTCTTTAGTACATCAGCAATGACAGAAACGTCATCTGATCCTATTGATTTACAGGCTAGTTCAACTTTCCCAACAACTATATTTGATGGGATAGAAGTAAATGCTGGTTTATTACTATTTAGTTCTAATCAACAATTTATGTTAACTACGGATAGTGATGCACTGACTCCAACAACTGCAAAAGTAAACTATCTATCTTCTTATAACTACAACCCTGAAACAGTCCCATTTTCTATGGGAGTTACTTCTGGCTTTATAAATAGCACTGGAAAAAATTCCAGAATTTTTGAAATGGCTGATATAAAACGAGAAGGTGAACCTACTGTTTTAGAACAAAGCAAACTGGTATCTAAGAAATTACCTATTGATTTAACACTGCCTACTACCTCTAGAGAAAATAGCCTCTTACTTTTAGGAGCAAAAAATTACAATGAGGTTTGGGCATTTAGGTATTACAGCAACGGTGAAAAGAGAGTACAATCTGCATGGTTTAGATGGTCTTTAACAGGTGATCTTGTACATCATGTAATTTTAGATGACGTATATTATCTAGTTGTTAAAAATGGCACTGAATATATTCTTGAATCTATAGATGTTAAAAAGCAAGATGATACTAAAGTTATTGGTACAGAAAATTATCTAATACATTTAGACAGACATACACAAATGTCTGCTCTCTCATCAGGTTCTTATAACGCATCTACTAAAAAAACTACCTTTGCTAGACCTACAGGTTTTGCAAGTACAGCTCAACTAGCAGTTTATAACCACAATGCTGGGAATGAAATTGGTAGATATGCTTTAACTACTGCCAGCGGAAGTAACTTAGTTGTTGATGGAGACTGGACTGGTACAACATTTATGCTTGGTTATTTATATGATTTTCTTGTAGAAATTCCAACTATTTTTGTAACTAAAGCTGTAGGTGATAAGAGTAGATCAGATACAAGATCATCATTAGTCATACATAGATTGCACTTTGCTTTTGGAGAAGTAGGAAATATAGATACAACAATTAAACGAAAAGGAAGAGTTGATTATACAGCTAATTTCAGTGCAGCTGAGATTGATTCTATTGATGCAAACGAACTACCAATAGTCGAAGATTATATTCAAACTATTCCTATATATGAGAGAAATACAAACTTAACTGTACAAATAAAATCAACCCATCCTTCACCAGCGACACTTCAGTCGATGAACTGGGAAGGAGATTACAACCCACGATATTATAGACGTGTCTAAAGTAACTATCCATCCAGCTACAAAAGCAGTAGCTTTAGAAGTTGCACAAAACTTACGTTCAGACGATTATCGAGAATTAGTTGAGGGTCATGGATTAACACCAAATATTCATGTCCCTCTTTTTTTAGAATCTGGCGACAATATCTATTTCACAATGCCAAACGGCAAGACTGCTGGATTGGCTGGCGTTTACCCAGATGGAAGAATATGGATGATATGCACAGATGTCATACATAAATATCCAGTCTCATTTTCTAGAGAAGCTAAACGATGGTTGGATAAACGAACTGAACCTTTGTTGTGGAACATATGCGATAAACGCAATACAACACACCTAAGATTATTAAAATTTTTGGGCTTTAAATTTCTGCGAGAAGTTTTGCATGGTCCAAACTTATTACCATTTATTGAATTTTGTAAAATACCATGTGTGCAGGAAACAACAACAACAGTTCTGGCGGAGGAATGTCTGCTGGACAAGCAGGCTTTTTAGGTTTCGGTTTAGATGCAGGGCAACATCTTGTAAAATATTTCCAAGGACGAAAAGATACTGCTAGGCAAAACCAAGCAATTGCTAGACAAAACCAACTTGCCATCAACGCTTATAACACCAAAAATCGTAATGCAGAAATTGCATGGAGAAACGATAAATTAGATGGTGATAGAGAAGTAGATTTAAAATGGCGAGAAACTAGAGATGCCATATCTGAAGCTCAGATACAGGCAAGAGAAACAATGGGTAAATCTGCTATAGCCCAACAGCAGATACTTACCAAAATGATTAACGCTGGAGCTGGAAGAGAACAGACTGGTAGAAGATCTGGAAGAGGTGGCATAGCTGAAGCTGGAGCAAAATGGGCTGCTCAGGGAGCTGAAGCTGCATTTAGTAAAAATAGTGCAATACTTTTCCAAGATAAGGCTGGAAGAAGTATGGCTGCATTTGCCGGTGGAAAATACGTTGAGTATATAACTGGTAGACCTAGCCCAGAAGCACCACCAATATTGCAAGAATTTAAACGAGGTCCAAGTTTCTTAAATACAGCATTATCCATCGCTGGATCTGGATTAAGTAGATACAACCAGTACAAAGAAAACACCAATAAACCAGGCTGGGGCAATGTTTTAAATAAAGGAAACCAAGATCAAGGTGCAGAAGGTGGTATGCCAAATCCATGGACAATGCCTCAAGATAGTCAAGTTCCATCTATTTCTCAAATAGCGACTATGGAAGTTCCTACATACAGTTCACCTACAAACATCTTTGGTCAAGGTGGAGCACTACAGGCTGAGATGGATGATTACTTTGATACTAAAACAACTACTAATTGGGAAAACAATTTAGGTATTAGTTTCCAAGATAGTTTTGGACTGACTAGTGCTAATAGCATAGGAGGAGTTACATAATGTCTTTAAGAAATGTATTAAACAACCTTACACAGGGCGAACAAACTAATGCAGAAAGAGCTAGGCGGTTTGACGAAGCTACGATTCAAAATGAAAGGCAGAGAGATTTAGAAACACTTGATGCTTTTAAAGGTTTTTCAAGTAAGTTAGATCAATTTGTACAAGATAAGTACAAGAGAGATGATGCCCAGTTACAGGCAGATATGGAGCTTAAAGTTGCTGAAGAGCATCTAGAAGCTAAAGAGCAAACTGGTAATCCAAATATTTCTGAAGAAGACAATTTAAAATATATTCAAGATAAAGAATCTATTTTAGGTAATGAAAAAGACTTAGCTAAAGCAGCTAATTCTGCATTAGATCAAGGTGCAACTTTTCAGGAAGCTAAACAGATACACAACTTATCTGGAGCAGCCCTCTACTACTATGTAAGAGCTAAATCAAAAATTGCAGCTGACGGTTATGAAGATTGGATAACCGGTGAGATGAAGAATAATTCAACCCTAAAGTTAGAAGCTAACGGAATTGAATTTACACCACAAACTGCTGAAACTTTAGAGCAAAAAAAGATTGCTATGAAGGCTCTCAGAAGAGAGTACATGAGGCAGAATGATTTAGGTTCTGTTAACCCATCACTATTAAATGATGAGTCAGTTGGTTTTTATGATAAAGCTATTACTTCTCATAACACCTTATATAAAAAGTATGAAAAAGATGATTCTATAAAAACTGGTATTGATGATCGTTTAGAAGCAGTTAATCAGTTCAAGATAGATAAAGATTTTGAATCCTTAATGGGTAAAATCAAAATCACTGCTAATGAAGAAGGTGAAGGATTTAGTTATTCTGATGCGTTAGATGAGACCTTTGAGGTAATGAAAGACGCTGTTTTAAATGGCGATATTACACTTGAAGAATTACAAGCAATTAAAGATCAGGAAATAATAGTTGATGGTAAAAAAACTACTGTTGGCAGATGGAAAACTAGATGGAGAAATTTAGAAACTGAACTAGCAGATGAAGCTAAAAAAGTAGCTGAAGCAAGACTAGAAAGATTTGATGCTGCCAAAAAAGATATTGAAGCTGATTGGAAAGAATTAGAAGTCAGTAGTGAAGAAGCAATTAGTGATGAAGATAAAGCTAAATTTATTAAGAGATGGACATCTGAAACAGGTGAAGAAAATCCTCCATCTTGGATGACTGATTATTTAACTGCTGAAGATAATGACGATACAGAAACTTTAGACTTTCATTTAGATACAGAAGCTGGAGGTAGAGGTTATCTCATAGAGGCTGATCTATATGGGATGTCAAAAGCTGTTAAGAAAAAGTACAAAGCAAATATCAAATCAGATCAAGATATATTGACTGAGAATGCTTTTAAATCAAAAGCTGACAGGTCTATAAAAGCTTACTTAAAAACTATTACTGATCTAGCTGCTGAAGATTCAAATGCCGAATACGATAACGCTTTAACTAATGCTGAAGCAGATTATGAACTTGAGTACTTAGCTGCTCTTTCATATACAGATCCAGCGCAAGCCCATAAGATTGCTATAGAAGCAGTTAAAGAAAAGTTTGCTGGAAAAGATGGCAAAATAACTGATAAAGATACAAGTGGTATCTATTTCCAAAAAAGTAAAATAGATAAAGCAAGTATTCAACAGCAAGCTAAAGAGGCTAGAGAAGTTTGGAGAACTATTGAAAAAGCTGCTGAAGATTTTGAAGATACTGAAGATATGATGGATTATTTAAAAAATAATAAACTTCCATATGTTGATGAACATCTTAAATTAGCTAGAAATTATAAAAAGTTAGGTAAGAAAATAGTTCCAGATTACTTTAAAAGAATTGCACGCAAGTTTCCTGACATTCAAGGTTGGGACATTATGGATGCTCAATTAAAACTAGATCAGAAGTTAAAGGGAGAGAAACAAGAGGGAGCTGGTGAACAGCTGCTTGAAGTAGAAATATTGAAAGATGAAACTCTTTCAGAAGTAAATAGAAAACTTACTTATAAATCCAACCAATTCAGTATTTATCAGGCAGGCGTTGATATCTTAGATACTAAAAAATACCTCGATTCTACGGACGATGAGTATTCGGTATTTAAGTCAACCTACAATACTGACCAGAATTTAATGATGCCTGGAATTAATTTATCCGGAGTTTAAATGAACGATGAAATAGACTACGCGGCTATCGCACGCGATGCCGGTGAGTTTATGGATCAAAACTTACAAAAAGAATTAGACATACAACCCGAAGAACCAATTGTAGAGGAAGAAGAAAAAGAAGATGATTCTCAGTACATAGTTGATGGACAAGATTTACGTAATCATCCTGAATTTGAAAAGCTTCGCTTAGATATTCCTTTTACTGACGATGAGGGTGCATGGGGTTACGCAAAGAACAAACCTGAAGTTTATACAGGAAAAACTTCAATTGAAAATGCTCAAATTTTCTTAAAAAGAAAACACGCTTTTAAAGGCGACATTCCCATGGAAATAAGAAATAGCATCTACAAAGGTGGTATTGATCTTGTTTCCTCCGTACTTACATTTCCAGAACGATTGGTTGATATGACACCTTTCGTTGGTCAAATGAAAAGAGGACCTAATGGCGAAATGATAAATCGCTACACAGGAGAGAAGTACGAATTAGATTGGGACCCATTAAAGAACGTCAAAGATCCATGGCAAAACTCTTGGTGGGGAACACTCGTACAGGGTGTCACTAAATATGGTTTAGGTGCTCGTTTATTAAAAGGAGCTGGTGTTAAAGGACTAATGAAACAGGAAGCTATTGTTGCTGGTATGTCTGAATATTCTCAAGGGGATAACGTATCAGGACAGATAGTTGAAAGAATGCCTTGGACTAAATATGTATTTGGTTCACTTGCTTCTAATGATTTTGATTCACCATTAGTACTTACCTTAAAAAATGTTTTAGAAGAACTAACTTTAGGTAAAGTATTTGACCATTTAGTAGGAGTACATAATCCAACAAACGGTGCATTAATTGCTAAAGGTAGACAAGCTAATGTTGATGATCAAATCATAAAAAAAGGTGCAGCTGAATTAGCTGAAGAACTTGAATATGACGCTACTGTTAGAACTCAACAAGCTTTACCAACATCAGCGATAGTAAAGCAAGGCGATGTAATTGATGTTGATGTCATACCAGACCCTGCTGAATTAGCTGGAAGAGCAGATAATTTAATTGAAGGTACTAATAAAGTAAAACCTAATAATGCCATAACAAGATCTGGAATGAGAGGGCATAAGAATAAGCCAGTAGCCCAGCCTGGACAGGGATCTCCGACATCTAACTATGCACAAGGAAACCTATTTGGTATTCATAGACAGCTAAATAGAATAGATAATTCAATAGGTGTGGAGAAGAATATAGGATCTACTGATTCTGTTATGTCTCCTTTACAGGCTGAAAAGGCTGCTAGAGATTCTGGATATTCAACTAAGTTTTTACAGCAAAAAGCTAAAGAGTTATTAGGTGAAGAAAGATTTAAAAATATGATGAAGGATCTTCGTGCAAATAATATAGGTTTCAGACAAGCTTTCCAACCAGCTTATGACCGTATGCAAGAGATCATGGGTCGTAGAGCTACGGCACAAACTTCAGAAGAGTTCTGGGAACCAATACTTAGAGACAAACCTGGCGGTACTGGCGATGGACCTTGGATGCCTAATCAAGAGCATTGGTCAGTAGAAAATGTTTTAGTAGCTGACTTAGTTAATGGTGCTTTGTTTAAAGAAATGAGGAACCTTGGTATTGCTGGTAAAGAGCTTGTTGATGAAATGGATATATGGGCTGTGGATGGATTAATGCAATCCTTAGAAGATAGATTAATTTTTGGACTAACTAATGTTAAAAAAGCTCGTTATTTTATGGGATCTGAGTTTCAAAAACTTAAGGGACCAGCAGCTGTAAAGAGACTTAATAAAGTAACTAAAGAATTGCATGACGAAACCGTAGATGGTGTACGTCTAATGATGCAGATGATGAAAGATAGTAAATCTGATGAGCTTGCAGAAGCAATATTAGAAGTCTTTCAGGTATCTAATAAAATCCAAAACTGGCAAGATTTCGATGCATGGATGAGAGCTAAAGTTATGGGTGGTGAGTTTAATGGCAAACAAAACGTAGGTGCTGTAATTGAAGAACTACAAAGTTTTATGGTTACTAGTATTTTAAGTAGTGCTAAAACTCCGTTAAGAGCAATAATTGGTACAACAAGTAATGCTTACCTAAATAGTATTAACCAACTATTAGGTGCTTCTATGCGTATGGGCTTAACAGGTGATAGCAGATTATTCTCAGCATCACTTGCACATACAAGAGGTATGTTTGAACTTATACCTGAAGCTTTAAAAGTATTTAAAACAAACCTAGATGCTAACTTCTCTAAACCATTAGCAAATGTTAAAACTAGATTTTCTGAGTTTGATAGATCTGCTGAAAGAAAATGGAATATGTATGGAAAGGCAGTTGAAGAAAGATTTAGTAAGAATCCTAATCAAGTTAGAGCGCAGGCAGATGCTGCTGCATGGAGAATTGGCAACGTAGCTAGAACATTAAATAACAATAAGTTGTTTAGTTGGTCTCCAAGAGTACTAGCTTCTGTTGATGATACTTTTAGACATTTATTAGGTAGAGCCAGATCAAAAGAACAGGCTTTTAAACAAGTTTATGATGCTGTTGATTCTGGTACTTTTAAAGAGATAACTCCTGAGTTATTACAACAAGCTGAAGATCTACATTTCAGTCAATACTTTGATGAATTTGGTGACTATAGCATTGATGCTGACAGAGCTTTGCAATATCAATTTAGAGAGGCAACACTTACTCAAGATATAGGAAAGTTTGGTACTGCCTTAGAAGGTTTATTTTCAAAGTTTCCTTTAATGAGACCTTTCTTCTTATTTGCAAGAACAGGTGTTAATGGTCTGAAAATGAATGTTAAAAACATGCCATTAGTATCTCTTGCATTACAAGAAACTAGAGTAATTGTTACTGGTACAGCTGCAAAATTAAAGAAGAATCCAGAGTTATTTGCTAAGTATGGTATTGAAACTATTGATGATTTAAAACAGGCACAGAACTTAACAGCTGGTAGACAGGCAATGGGTTCAGCTGTAGTTGGGATAGCCGCTCAAAAGTATTTAGCAGGCGAACTTACAGGTAACGGTCCAATGAATAGACAACAAAGAGCTATGTGGGGCGATACTGGTTGGGAACGTAAAACAATGTCTTTTGGTGGTTTAAGGATTGGTTATCAAGCTTTAGAACCATTTGACTTGATATTTTCACATGTTGCTGATATTGGTGACCACATGAAACTTATGGGTCCTGAATGGGCTGAAAATCATTTATGGAAACTATCTTTTGTACTTGCACAAGGTATGACAACTAAATCATATCTTCAAGGTATTACAGATCTAGTTGATATAGTTCAACCTGAATCAACCAAAGGTTGGGGAAGAGTTGCCGGTAATATTCTTAATAACTTTGCACCACTCCCTATAGGTGGATCAATGAGAAATGATATCGGTAAAATTCTTAATCCCTACATGAGAGAGCTTAATAAAGATTTGGTAGATTCTATAAGAAATAGAAACCTTGCAACAGAGCGTTTAGGTATTAAAGGTCTTACAGGAAAATTACCAGTTAAATATGACATCTTAAATGGTCAACCTCTTAGAGATTGGAACTTTATTGAAAGTATGTTTAATGCAGTAAGTCCTGTTTCTTTCAGTCTTAAACCAAGTCCTGGAAGAGATTTACTACACAGAGCTGGTTACGATTTAAGAACTACAGTAACCTCTGCGCCAGGAAATTTAAAAGTAGATTTAAATAAGAGTAATGTTGCTAGATCTTTATTCCAACAAGCTATTGGAAATTATAAAGATGGTAAAGGTAGAAATCTTGAAGAAATATTTAATGAGTATGCTGATCCAGAATTATATCCTGAGATACAAGGTTCAATAGCTGACATGAATGCAGCTTTAAAAGATGGTGATCGTCAGATTGATCCAATGTCTTACCGACATAATCAATTAATACAGAAAGCATTTGAGAAAGCTAAAAAGAAAGCATGGGCAAGTATTCAAGATCATCCGGAAGTAATAAGACTTGTACAAGAAGCTAAGAATTTAAAAATTGGAAATAACGAAGCATCTAGAAAATCAGGTGAAAATTTCCAGAATCAAACAACAAAAATAATACAACTTAAAAACAAATAATCCGCCTGCTAAAAATAACTCTTAGGAGAAAATGGCAATTACATACACCGACAATGGTGGAGGTGCGCCTAATGGTTCCGATTTGGAATTTACGTTCACCTTCCCTGTCTTACAAACTGAAGATGTAAAAGTTGCACTAAATAACGTAGTGCAAGCGACAACTAAATATGCAGTCGATACTGCAAGCAATCCCACCAAAATAACTTTTAATAACACCAGTATTGATGCAACTGTTCAAGAAACTACTGGTGCTCCTAAATCAGGCGTAACTGTAAGAGTTTTCCGACAAACACAAGTAGGTAAACCTTCAGGTGATGATGATCCTAAAGCTGTATATGCAGCTGGTTCATCTATTAGGGCTGTTGATTTAAATGCCAATACTGAACAGGCATTATATGCAATACATGAACTTCAAGATCAACCTTTAACAGATGCTGATATTGAAGATGGAACTATAACTTCTGCAAAAATAAAAGACGGAACTATAGCTAATGTTGATGTCAGTGCTACAGCAGCTATTGCTGGTACTAAAATCTCACCTGATTTCGGTTCACAGAATATAGCTACAACTGGAACTGTAGATGGAAGAGATGTATCCGTAGATGGTACAAAACTCGACACTATAGAAACCAATGCTAAAGATGACCAAACAGCAGCAGAAATAAGAACCCTTGTAGAAAGTGCTTCCGATAGTAATGTATTTACTGATGCTGATCATACTAAGCTTAATGGCATAGAAACTGGTGCAACAGCAGATCAGACAAATGCAGAAATTAGAGCAGCCGTAGAAGCTGCTAGTGATTCAAACGTTTTTACTGACGCAGATCATACAAAATTAAATAGTGTAGAAACTGGAGCTACAGCAGACCAGACAGTTAGTGAAATTAAATCACTTATAGCTGGTTCACCTTTAGATGCTACACACCTTGCAGCTAACTCAGTAACAACATCTGAGATAGCAGATGCAGAGTTAACAACTCTGGCTTCGATGCAATCTGGAACAGCTTCTGTCCTTGCTAGTGGTACAGCATTAACTTCAACAACAACTGAACTAAACCAGTTAGATGGTAAGACTCTTGGAGAAACAACATTAACAAACAATAGTGATACAGCTATTCCAACATCAAAAGCTGTAGCTGATTATGTCAGCAGTTCAATTGCACCTCTTGGTGGTTTTGAAGTTATAGCTAATGAAGTAAGTTTTCCAAATACACAACCCGCAGCCGGTGTAGTTATATCTATATCTGATGCTGGCGGAACAGTATTTAATGGTTCTGGAGTCAGTACTACAGGAAGAACTGTAGGCGGATCAACAGTAACTATTAATGGTGCTCCATCTAGTTTAAATAGCGAAACACTTGTATCTGGTGTAGGTATGATGGTTAGTTCCACAGGATCTAGTCAGACATATAACTACCACAAAATACTTGGTAAAGAAGATGATATTAAACAGTTATCTGATGACATAAATGACTTTAACGCCAGGTATAGAGTAGGTTCTACTAACCCAACATCTAACAATGATTCTGGAGACATGTTCTTCAATACATCAACTGGAAAGATGATGGTGTACAACGGAACTAATTCCGCATGGGAAGAAGTACAAAGTATTGGTAACTTCTTTATCTCTACTTTTTCTGAAAGTTTTGATGGAAGTAGAACTGCATTTACAGTTTCCAATGCGCCTTCAAACGCACAACAATTAATAATTTCAATAAATGGAGTCATTCAGAAACCTAACAGTGGAACAGGTAGCCCAAGTGAGGGGTTCACTCTTAGTGGATCTACTGTTACTTTTAGTTCTGCCGTACCTAGTGGGAGTGACTATTTCGTTATTGTTCTCGGCTCGACAGTAAATACTGGTACGCCAAGTAACAACACGGTTGGAGCTAGTCAATTACAAAACGGTCAGATTACGAATACTCATATAGCAGCAAACGCAGCTATAGACGCAAGTAAAATTGCAAACTTATCAACAGATTCAATAACTGAAGGAAACTCTAAAGCTGAAATAATTGATACTGGAACTGGTGAATTTAAAGTAGCTCTTGATGGTACAGATGCTAACTTGAGTCTTACTCCTACTCTTTGTAATTTAGGAAGAGTTAATTCAAAAACTCATTTAGTAACATACGGAGATATTAGATTTAGTTTAGGTTCTGGAGTTCAGCCATACATACGTTTAACTAATGCTGGTGATTTAGAAGTTACAGGTGCTTATGGTGGCGGAAGTAGCATAGGTCAAGTTTGGCAGTTTGGTGGTTATCAAGGTACACATATATCTGGCGGTAATATAAATCCTTCTGCTGACAGTACATATGATTTAGGAACTAATAGTGTACGTTGGCAAAATATTTATGCAGACACATTATATGGTGATGGATCAAACCTTACAGGTATAGCTTCTACAACTGCTGGCGGAGCAATATATGAAAACAGTCAAACAATTAGTGCATCACACACAATTCCAGTTGGGTCGAATGGAATGAGTGCTGGTCCCGTAACAGTAAACAACGGAGTTACTTTAACTATCAGCAATGGTAGTACTTACACAATAGTTTAATTATGGCAATAGCAATTAATGGAAGCGGAACTCTTACAGGAGTCTCCGTAGGAGGGTTACCTGACGGAATAGTAGATACAGATACGTTAGCTGCTGGTGCAGCAACGCAAGCAAAAAGAACGTATGCTGCTGGAGAAGTCGTACAAGTAGTGATGGGTACTTTTCAAAATCTATACCATGGCACTAATTTTGCAAATGTTACGTCTACATCTTATGTAAATTATGGAGATATGAAATTAACAATTACTCCTAAATTTTCAAATAGTAAACTCATTTTTGAAACACATATAAATTCAAAAA